CACTTTACCCTTACTGAGTTTAGTTTTACCCTATATAATCCTTGTTGACTTTATCTGCTAAAGTCAATATAATGTATAATGTGTATAAATATAAAGCAGTCAACTTATTCGCCGCAAGTTGGCTGTTTTTTTATTTGTGCACCCTCCTAATCCCCCCTGGAATTTTTTGGGCGCTCCTTGTTTCAGGGGGGGATTTTGTTTGTGTTGAAAGGTGGGTGAAATCCCTATGGCAAAAGGAAAATATGAATACTGGTTAACGGAAGAAGGACTGTTGAAACTTCAATCATGGGCACGGTGTGGATTGACAGATGAGCAGATTGCGCACAATATGGGAATTTCACGTAGCACGTTGAATGAATGGAAAAATAAATATCCGGACATTTCGGACACCTTAAAAAAGGAAAAAGAAATTGTTGATATTCAAGTTGAAAACGCTTTACTAAAACGTGCGTTAGGATATGATGTTGTAGAGGAAACAGAAGAGTTAATTGACGGCAGACTGGTTGTAACCAAACGTGTTAAAAAACATATATCCGCTGATACAACTGCACAAATTTTCTGGTTGAAAAACCGCAAACCGAAAGAATGGCCGGATAAACGTGACTTATCAGTTGAAGGTAATATCAAAACGAATAATCCGTTTGAAGGGTTGTCTACGGATGAACTGCGGAAGTTGATAGACAGTGAATGATTTAATAAGACGTGCAGCACGGTGTGAGTTATCTAAAAGAGACTTTTTCACTTATTGCAATACCAAATCACCTGACTTTTACAAAAAAGACAGGTGTTTTTTGCGTGAATTTTGTGATGACCTTCAAGAATTCCTTGCCACAGACAAACATGAAATCTTGGTTGTTAATCTGCCACCACGTCACGGGAAATCACGTACCATAGGAAATTTTGTTGAGTGGGTGCTTGGAAATGACCAATCACAAAAGGTTATGACGGGGTCATACAATGAAACTTTATCAACAACATTTTCAAAAGGTGTTAGAAACACTATTCAAGAAACAAAAGCGGATGAAAATAAAATTGTATATTCTGATATATTCCCAGGGGTAAAGATTAAACGTGGTGATGGGGCAATGAATATGTGGTCTTTGGAGAATGGCTATAATAATTATTTAGCCACATCACCAACGGGAACTGCTACGGGTTTCGGTGCGACATTAATGATTATTGATGACCTTATTAAATCGTCTTTAGAAGCAAATAATGCAGACATATTAGAAAAACACTGGGATTGGTTTACGAATACAATGCTTTCTCGTTTAGAAGAAGGCGGGAAAATCATCATAGTAATGACACGTTGGCATAGTTTAGACCTTGCAGGCAGAATTATTGAGCAATACGCTGATAAGGTAAAAGTAGTTCAGTATAAAGCAGTTCAGGATGATGGCTCAATGCTGTGTCCTGAAATTCTTTCTAAAGAATCATATGAAACAAAAAGAAAAGCAATGGGGGTTGAGATTGCAGAAGCAAACTATCAGCAGAATCCCATTGACATCAAAGGGCGATTATACTCTAAATTCAAAACATATACTGAACTTCCAAAAGACCAGTATGGTAATGCGCTTTATTCTGCAGTTAAGAATTACACAGATACTGCAGATACTGGCAATGACTATTTGTGTAGCATAAATTATGTTGAATATAACAAAGAAGCATATATTATCAACGTTATTTACACAAAGGAAGGTATGGAAATTACAGAGCCGGCTGTTGCAGAAATGTTATACAAAGACAGTGTAAATGTAGCAGATATTGAATCTAATAATGGTGGAAGAGGATTTGCAAGAAATGTTTCTGCTATTTTAATGAATAAATATAAAAGCAATAAAACAGTGGTGCATCCTTTCTTCCAGTCAAAGAATAAACAGTCAAGGATTCTATCAAATAGTACATGGGTTATGGAACATATATACTTTCCTCTAAACTGGGCAGATAAATTTCCAGAATACTATACTGCCATGAGCAGGTATCAAAAAGAAGGAAAGAACGCACATGATGATGCACCGGATGCAACAACAGGTATTGCAGAACAAATTGGTGCAGGCGATGCATTTAGTTTTGATTGATGAAATAAGAAAGGTGGTAATTGTTTGAACAGTTTTGGAAAACTAATTGACCGATTGTCGCATTTTATTTTGTATGGTATGAATGGTGATATGTCAAACAAAGAGTTTCTTGAACAGTCTATTATCAGGTGGAAAGGTTCACCAGAAAGACAGATGCAAATAAAGGGGCATTTGTATTATGACAATGAGCACGACATATTGATGCGAAAAAGGACAATGATTGGAAAAGACGGGCAACTGCAAGTTGTGGAAAATCTTCCAAACAATAAAGTGATTGACAACCAGTACGCAAAACTTGTAAATCAAAAAACAAATTATTTGCTTGGGAAACCTTTTGTTATAGAGGGTGAAAATAAACAATATGTGGAATTGTTGAAAAACATATTCAACAAGAACTTTAAACGCACCTTGAAAAGAGGTGGCAAATATTCGTTTAATGGTGGTGTAGGTTGGTTATACCCACATTATGATGAAGAAGGTAAACTTGCATTCAGATTATTTCCAGCATATGAAATTTTACCTTTTTGGAAGGATGCAGAACATACACGTCTGCAAGGCGCTGTTAGATTGTATTTAGTTTCGGGATATGAAAAGAATGTTCCGGTTATCATTGAAAAGGTTGAAGTGTTTGACATGAATGGGATTCACCGTTATATCTTGGATGGTGCAACACTTATTCCTGATATGACTGCTGAAGAACAAGATTCATATTATGTAACTATGACAGATGCTAATTCAAATGTTCGAAAAGGCTTGAATTGGTCACGTATTCCATTGATTCCGTTAAAATACAATGATTTGGAAACTCCACTTTTAAAGAGAGTAAAATCATTACAAGATGGCATCAATGTTATGCTTTCTGACTTTGAAAACAATATGCAAGAGGATGCAAGAAACACAATATTGGTGTTAAAAAACTATGATGGTACCGATTTGGGTGAGTTTCGAAAGAATCTTGCAACTTTTGGAGCAGTAAAGGTCAGATATGATGGCGAAACAAAGGGCGGCGTTGAAACTCTTGAAATCACAGTCAATGCAGAGAACTACAAAACCATTATAGAAATCTTTAAAAAGGCATTGATGGAAAATGGTATGGGTTATGATGCTAAAGATGACCGAATGTCAGGTAATCCAAATCAGATGAATATTCAGTCTATGTATTCTGACATTGACATTGATGCAGATGATATGGAAACGGAATATCAGGCAGCCTTTGAAGATATTTTGTGGTTTGTGAATGCGCATCTTGCAAATACTGGTCAAGGTAACTTTGAGGAGGAAGAAGTCAAAATCATATTTAATCGTGATATTTTGATAAATGAATCAGAAGCCATTGATAATTGTATGAAATCTATGGATATCCTGTCTGATGAAACTATTATAGGGCAACATCCTTGGATTGATAATCCGCAGGAAGAAATGGAGCGATTGAAAAAGCAAAGAGAAAAGGAAAGTGCAGAGCAGCAAGCAGAAATAGATGCTCAGTACAATCCCTTTGGTAAACATGGCAGTAAAAAAAATCCGCAAAACCAAGGCGGTGATATGAATAATGGCTCAAAGGAATAAGAGTTCAGAATATTGGGCAAAGCGTTTTGAATTACTTGAGGAATCTCAACACGAAATTGGTGTTCAGTGTTTTGCCGACATTGAAGGACAGTACAGACTGGCACAAAAAGAAATTGAAAAAGAAATTGCCAAATGGTACACACGTTTTGCAGAAAACAACAGTATTACAATGCAACAGGCACGTAAATTGCTGACAGATAAACAACTGGAAGAATTTAAGTGGGATGTGAATGAATACATACGTTATGGTGAAGAAAATGCAATTAGTGGTACATGGGCGAAACAACTTGAAAATGCATCTGCAAGATATCATATCAGCAGATTAGAAGCCTTAAAAATTCATACTCAACATCACCTTGAAGTTTTATTTGGTAATCAATTAGACTATATTGATGCCGCTATGCGTGATGCTTATGTACACAGTTATAATCATACTGCATATGAAATTCAAAAAGGTATTGGTGTTGGTTGGGATTTTTCCAAATTGGACGAAAGCAAAATCAGTAAGGTTATCAATAAGCCTTGGGCAGTTGATGGAAAAAATTTCTCTGAAAGAATTTGGGGTAATGGGCAACGGTTGGTAAAACAACTGCATTCTGAACTGACACGTAATATTGTTTTGGGAAAAGACCCGCAGAAATCAATTTTAGCCATTGCTAAAAAGATGGAAACATCAAAGGCTGCTGCAGGCAAACTAATTATGACTGAAAGTGCATTTTTCAGTACTGCCGGACAAAAAGATTGTTTCACAGAACTTGATGTTGAGGAATTTGAAGTTATTGAAACATTGGATTCACATACATGTTCTCAATGTGGCGATATGGATGGAAAACACTTTCCTATGACTGAGTGGATTGTAGGAGTTACTGTTCCGCCGTTTCATCCTTGGTGCAGAGGAACTACAGCACCGTACTTTGAAGATGATTTTGGCGTTATTGGTGAACGTGCTGCAAGGGATGCAGACGGTAAAACATATTATGTGCCTGCAGATATGACGTATGAACAATGGGAAAAGAAATATCTTAAAGATGCTATAACTGAAAAGGATAGACATTTGTTTGAAAAATATAAAGCAACACTTGGTGATAATGCCCCCAATTCTATTGACAATTTAATGCAGATAAGGTACAATAATCAGGAGTGGAAGCAATTCACGGAATATGTACGTGCAATTCAATCCGGCGAATTGACACCGCTTGCAAGTTTCGAGTTGTATAAAAATATCAATAAGCAGATGGATGACAAACTGGTTGGTGCCATAACAAGCACCGGAGTGAAAATTACTGGTAAATCTTATCATTCCATTGCAAGGGTAATTGGTTCGGTAGAACAAAGAAGAAATGGTGTCGCAATAGATGATGTTTTGGATGCGCTGATAAGCGAGGATTCTGAAATATTCCCAATCAGAACTACGAACAAAGGCAGAAGTCAGAAGTTCAGGAAGGGATCTGTTGAAGTTTCAATTAACCTTGACACTGGCAATATCATTCAAGTTAACCCAGTTCATAAAAGAAAGAAGGTGAAATCGTGATTATCAAGGAAGAACAAGTTAAAAAATTGAAACCATACATTGAGAACATTGATGAACTTATCAAAGGTGATGATGTTCAAGCAGTATTAGATGCCATTGATGATGTTATTGTTGATAATATCCTTGGTAACAACGATGAACCTGATGAAGAAGGGATCGCACTACAAAAAATATATGACGAAGTATTTAATCAGAATTAAAAAGCACTTTGACAAATGAACGTCAGGGTGCTTTTTTAATAGCCTAAAGGTGGTGACTATTATGAAAAAGTTACTTGCATAAATCAAAAAATATTGAAAAGCATCCGTTCTGGGTGCTTTTTTCTATTTGTGGGGCAGTCAACACGTAAAACCGTGCAAACCTAACAATCATGTGTGAGTGAACACGTAAAAAACGTAATTGAAAGTGAGGAAGAAAAAATGAAAAGAACAGAACTTGAAGCAATGGGCTTAACAAAGGAACAGATTGACGCAATAATGAAAATCAATGGTGAGGATATCGAAAATGCTAAATCTGTTCAGGCTACAGAAATCACTAATTTGCAGACAGAGAATGACACTTTGTCTAAAAACATCAAAGAGCGTGATAAGCAGATTGAAACATTAAAGGCTTCTGTTGGTGATAATGAAGAATTGAAAAAACAGATTGAAACCTTACAGGCCGATAATAAAGCCAAGGATGATGCCCATGCAAAAGAACTGAACCAGTTGAAAATTAATACTGCGATTGAAAAAGCCTTGACTGACAGTGGTGCTAAGAACATCAAAGCGGTCAAAGCATTACTTGAACTTGATGATGCACAATTGAATAAAGATGGAATAATCGAAGGCTTGTCAGAACAGATTGATAAGTTAAAAGCAGATGAGAGTTCAAAATTCTTATTCAATATTGAGCAGAATCCACCAAATCAGCAGATATTCACAGGTTTTCAGCCGGGAACTTCAACTACTGTCCCTGATTCTAAACAGGCAGGGTATGAAGCACGTCTTGCGGAAGCAAGGAAAAACAATAATCAGTTAGAGGTCATCAAGATTAAACAGGAAGCGTTTAATGATGACGGTATTGTACTGATGTAATCAAAAAACATTAAAAAGAAAGGTTAAAAAGGTGAAAAACTATGGCACAGGTAACTGGTGTTGGTACAACTTGGAATTTACCAAACTATGCGGGTGATTTGTTTACCGCAGACCCCACACAGACCCCGTTTCTTTCAATGATTGGCGGTCTTAGTGGTGGAAAACAGACAGATAATTTTGAATTTGCTACAGGTGTGGTATATGACCATCCTGAAGCAAAGCAACCGGATATTTCGGAGAGTGCATCTGCAAAGGCTCCTGAAGCGTCTATGGTTGCAAGAGCACAGGAAACAAACGTTGTTCAGATTCATCAGGAAGTTATTGATTTGACGTATGCAAAACAGTCAAACAGTGGCAGACTGTCAGGTCTTAACACTGCAGGTGCATCTGCAAACCCCAATGATGAAAAAGCATGGCAGATTCAGCAGAAACTTGTGAAAATCGCACGTGACGTTGAATATTCATTCCTGAACGGTACTTATCAGAAGGCAACTGATGGTTCTATGGCAAACAAAACTCGTGGTATGCTTGAACTTTGTACTTCTGACAGTGGTACTTCTATTGCTGCAGGTGATGTAAAACTGACAAAGGATATGCTTAATCAGTTATACAGAGAAATGGCTGATAATGGCGCTGCATTTAATAATATGGTTATGTTGTGTGGTGCTTATCAGAAGCAGGCAATATCTGAAATTTATGCAAACCAACTTGGCGCAAATCTTCCTGCAACACGCAACGTAGGTGGTTTCAATATTACGGAAATAGAAACAGACTTCTTTAAGATGGGTGTTTGTTGGGATCCGTTCATGCCTAAAGACGGAATTCTTGTTGCAGATATTGCACACATTGCACCTGTATTTCAGCCTGTTCCCGGTAAGGGTAACTTCTTTGAAGAAGAACTTGCAAAAGAAGGTGCATCTGATAGAATTCAGATTTACGGTCAGGTTGGCCTTGCGCATGCTCCTGCATTCTTGCATGGCGCAATTACCGGCTTAGCGACTGCGTAAGAAAAGGATAGGTGATGACTATGCTGACAATTAAGAAAAAACCCTTGACACCCAATATAATTTGGGATGTAGAGAATAACAGACCGCTTTGCAAATTCAACAACAAGGGTATCATTGAAACTGATGATAAAATACTTGCTGAGAAATTGAAAGCACTGGGACATGAAGTGACTGGCGAAGTTGATGCAATACCCCTTGATAAAATGAAAATTGACGAATTGAAATCATACGCTGCAGAAAACGGCATTGATTTAGGGGAAGCCACAACAAAAGCCGACATTTTGAAAGTCATTAAAGATACAGAAGACAACAGGTGATGTTAAATGTTTTCTATTGATGCGATAATAAAACGATTGGATTCATTAGGTTATGAAATGAAATCAAATGACACGAGTGCCGTGGAGTTTTGTTTTGAAAAAGTAACAAACACCATTAGAAATGAAATCAATTTTGATGAAGTGCCGGAAGGATTAGAAAACGTTGCAATTGAAATGGCAACGGGTGAATTTCTTCTTGCTAAAAGGACCTTTGCGCCTGATGACCTTGATAATCTTGATTTGGATTATGCGGTTAAACAGATTCAAGCAGGTGATACCAATACTGTTTTTGCAATAGACGGTGTTACACCGGAACAAAAACTCAACGCATTCATCAATTATCTTTTATCTTATGGAAAGGCTGAATTTAACGCATTCAGACGTGTACGGTGGTAAATATGCTTAGTAAGGCTAAATGTGCTGCAAAGAAAGCCATTGAAAGTACATATGATGGTGTTGTAACTGTCGAAGAATTTAAAAAGATAAAAGATGAATCAACTAAATTGACCGCCGGTAAAGCAGTGATTGTATTGGAAAATCAACCATGCAGATTGTCTTTTGAGGGGTTACAGACTGCGAATCAGTCAAAATCGGCAGCATCAGTCACACAGAGCACAAAATTATTCATATCGCCTGATGTTACAATCAAAGCAGGTTCAAAAATGACCGTAACTCAAGCGGGTAAAACCACAGTGTATACACATAGTGGAATCCCGGCAGTGTATGACACACATCAGGAAATCATTCTTGAATTGTTTGAGGATTGGGCATAGTGGCACGATATGGAAAAATTGACATCAGGGAACTGAAAGAATTTCAAAATAATCTGAAAAAACTTCAGTCCCCTGATGTGTTTGTAGAAGCCTGTGCAAAAGAACTTGCTGCACGATTATTGGCAATGGTAATTAAAAGAACCCCTGTAGGAGATTATCCCGGAAGTTCCGGAAAAAAAGGTGGAACTTTAAGACGCGGATGGACGGGTGAAAAGACATCATCTGCAAAAGCATATGCTAATTCATTGACCGTCAACCATTTTGGCGATACGTATGTTATCGAAATCATAAATCCGGTTGAATATGCATCATATGTTGAATTTGGTCATAGAACAGCCAATCACAAGGGATGGGTTAAAGGTCAATTTATGATGACAATTTCAGAACAGGAACTTCAAAGAATTGCCCCAAAGGTGCTTGAAGCAAAAATCAAAAAGTATTTAGGGGGATGTATAAAATGATAAATTCAATAATTGAAGCAATCAGCATTGCCTTAAATGCTGAGTTTACAGAAAAAGAATATGAATTCCATATGGAAGAAATCAAACAAGACTTGAAAGAGCCTTGTTTTTTTATTTTTTGCTTAGAGCCAACCAATGAATTATTCCTTGGGTACAGGTATTACGGAAACAATGGTTTTGTCGTCCAGTATTTTCCTGAATCTGATGAAGTACAGAGAGAATGTAACAGTGTTGCAGAACGCATGACCGTATGTTTGGAATACATCACATGTCAAGGTGATGATAAACCCATCAGGGGTAATGATATGCGGTGGAAAGTCGTTGATGGTGTGCTGAATTTCTGTATCAATTATAACTTGTTTACATTAAGGAAGGTTACAGATGACAGTGAACCTATGGAAACTCTTTCTTCAGGTATTGGAGTGGAAGAAGGTGAATAAATGGCCGCAAAAAAGAAAACAACAGTTCCTAAAACAGTGACTGATGAGCCTATAGTCGAACAGACTGTTGAAAAGACGGAACACAAATTCAGCAAAACGCAGATTGTTATGTCTGCAAGATTTGCAAACCGAAGGGATTTGGTGGATTCCCTTCTTGAAGATAAAGATTACACCATAAAAGAAGTCGATACGTTAATCGACAAATATATGAAAGGTAAGGTGAAATAAGAATGGCTTTAGGTGGCGGTAGTTATACTACACAGAATAAAGAATTACCGGGTGCATATATGAATTTTATATCAGCATCCAATGCGACACCTGAATTGTCAGAGAGAGGTATTGCAACAATGCCCCTGGAACTTGACTGGGGTGTTGAAGGTGAAGTTTTTGAAGTCACAAATGCAGATTTTCAGAAGAACAGTATGAAAATATTTGGTTATGCGTTTGACCATGAGAAGATGAAGGGTTTGCGTGACCTGTTCATTGGCACAAAAACTTTATACGCATACCGTCTGAACGGTGGTGGCACAAAAGCATCAAATGATTTTGCGACTGCTATTTACGGTGGTATACGTGGTAATGACCTGAAAATTGTCATTCAGGCAAGCGCAGATGATGAATCCATGTTTGATGTAATGACATACCTTGGAACAGTTGAAGTTGACAGTCAGACTGTTGCAAAGGCTGCAGACCTGGTTGCAAATGATTATGTGACATTTAAAACAGATGCAGCACTTACAATCACGGCATCAACCCCACTTACAGGCGGTACAAATAAAGATGTTGACGGTTCTGCTTATCAGACATACCTTGATAAAATTGAATCCTACGGTTACAACGCAATGGGTGTTGTTACTACTGATGAAACAACCATCAAATTATTCACTGCGTTCAACAAAAGACTGCGTGACGAACTGGGTATCAAATTCCAGTTGGTTGTTTATAAATACCCTGCTGCAGACTTTATGGGTATAATCAGTGTCAAAAATAAGGTCAATGATGCGGATTATTCAGAAGCAAGTCTTGTTTACTGGGTGACCGGTATTCAGGCAGGCTGTGCAGTTCACAAATCATGTCAGAATAAGAAATACAATGGTGAATTTACTGTTGATGTTTCTTATACACAGACCGAACTGAAAGCAGCAATCAAAGCGGGTGAATTTGTCCTTCATAATGTGAACGGTGAAGTTCGTGTTTTAGAGGACATCAACACAATGGTGACAACCACTGACACTTGCGGTGATGTGTTTAAAGACAATCAGACAATCCGTGTGATTGACCAGTTGGCAAATGATGAAGCAGTCCTGTTCAACACCAAATATCTTGGTGCGGTACCAAATAAAGCATCCGGCAGAACTTCGTTATGGTCTGACATTGTAAAGATTCGTCAGCAGATGCAGGATGCCGGTGCTATCGAAAACTTTACTGATAAAGATGTTACCGTTGAGCAGGGTAACACCAAAAAATCAGTAGTTGTGACTGGTAAAATCGAAGTGGTTAATGCTATGGGTAAACTGTACATGACCACAACTGTTGCATAAGAAAGGACGGTGAATCACTATGGTAAATAATGTTACTATGAAAGCACGTGATACAATCGCTGCAAAACTGGCGGAATGTTTCATTACAATTGGAACACGCAGATACAATTTCATGCAGATGATTGACATGGAAGCAAAAGTTGATAAAACAAAATCCAAAGTGCCTCGATTGGGGGCACTTATGACTGGTCATAAGTCTTGTGGTATGGAAGGCACTTTCAGTGGTACTGCGCACTACAATCAGTCAATAATGCGTCAGGCATTACTGGACTATAAAAATACTGGTGAAGATACTTATTTTGAAATGCAAATCACCAATGATGACCCCACATCAAGTGCGGGTAGACAGACGCTTGTTTTCTATGATTGCAATACTGATGGTGGTATTCTTTCAAAATTTGATGCAGATGGTGAATACCTGGATGAAGAAATTTCAGGAACATTTGAGGACTTCTCAATGCCTGAATCCTTTAAAGAACTTACCGGATTTCTTACCAATTAAATGATTAAACCCCTTGTGTGACTTTAAAAAATGGTCATATAAGGGGTTTTTGTTTTAAAATAATAAGAATTGAAAGGAAATGATAAAATGTCAAAATTCAGTAAATTTATGAAAGCAAACAAGGTTGAAAAAGCCAATGAAAAGTTTGCACCAACTACTTCCTTAACAGACGAAAACGGAAAGGCCCTTGAATGGGAATTTAAACATATTACGTCAAAAGAAAATGAAAAAATCCGTGATAACTGTACGATTGAAATACAGGTTCCCGGAAAACCTAATCTGTTCAGACCAAGAGTAGATACAACAAAATATCTTGCACAACTGATTGTTGCGTCCACAGTATATCCTGACCTTTATGATAAAGAACTGCAGGATTCTTATGATGTAAAAACACCGGAAGATTTGCTTTATGCATTGGTTGATGATGCGGGTGAATATCAGGGGTTGTGTACTTGGATGCAGAAATTTCAGGGGTTCACAAAATCCTTTGAAGAAAAGGTTGAAGAAGCAAAAAACTAATAGAAGAAGGGGATGGTGAAGCAAATTTCGCTTACTATGCCCTTCTTAAACTTCACATATTACCATCAGTATTTTGTGAAATGGGCGAACAGGAAAAGGCATTCGTCATTGCAGCAATAAAAATTAAGATGGAAAACGACAAAAAAGAAAAACAAAGAGCAGAAAGTAAGGCTAAAAGAAAGTAGGTGATGGTATATGTCAATTCAAACAGGTATTGAACTGCATGATGGATTTTCAAATGTAATAAATGGCATCCTTAATGCAGTTAATATGACTGTTTCTGCAATGGAAGATATGCAAAGTACAATGAGTGCAGATGTTGATACCGGTTCAATACAGGGTATAAGAGATGAACTTACTCAGGCAACCATAGCGGCCAATGAACTTGATGCGGCATTGCAGAGTATGAATATAATCAATACGGATAGTATGCCGGTTGTACCTAATGCACCTGGCGGAAATCCTATGCTTGACAGACCGCAAATTCAACCGAATGGCCCCCCTGAATTAGAAGTGTTTACAGATACTGGTGTTGACAGATTCAGACAGGAAGTTCAGAGCGCAAATATCATGCTTGAACAATTGTGTTCGACACAAAATGATATTGCGCGACAGGCATATAACACAGATATAATTTCACCGGAAGCATTTCAAAATTTGAATAGACTATCAGTCAGAATGGACATGGTTCGTGACCGTATTCAGCAGATTGAAAACAATCCTATGAACATGGGAACTGATACTGCAAATGCAGAACTGGAACATTTGCGTTCCCAGTTGAATTCAATGATAGGTCAGCAAAACAGACTTAATGTAGCCATGCAGAATATGGATGTCGGTGAAATAAACGCATCATATCTGCAGTTGTCACAGACCGTGGGTAACACTGAACGGTACATCAGGGATAATGTTGACGAACAAGGTAGATTTAATCAGGAAATACAGGAAGGCACATCAAATGCAAATGGGTTGATGAATGCAATTAGAAGTGCAGTCAGCATATATGCTCTTTTGCGTGGTGTTGGTGCAGTAATAAATCTTTCTGATGAACTGACACAAACCACATCACGTTTGAACTTGATGAATGATGGAGTGCAGACTACTAATGAACTTGTTAATATGGTATATGCATCAGCACAAAATGCACGTGGTTCATTCACTGACATGGCGGCCGTTGTCGCTCGTTTTGGTAATAACGCAAAAGATGCATTTGAGAGTTCTGCGGAAGTAGTTGCGTTTGGTGAATTAATTCAAAAACAGTTCACTATTGCCGGTGCGGGAACACAAGAAGCAAATGCAGCATTGTTGCAGTTGTCACAAGGTATGGGTTCAGGTGTACTGCGTGGTCAGGAACTAAACGCAGTTTTTGAACAGGCACCTAATATCATTCAAACTATTGCAGATTACATGGATGTACCTATTGGTCAAATTCGTGAAATGGCTGCAGATGGTCAAATCACGGCTGATGTTATCAAGGCTGCAATGTTTTCTGCATCTAATGAAATTAATGAAAAATTTGAAAGTATGCCTATGACTTGGGGGCAGATATGGCAGTCAATGCAAAACACAGCAATCATGGCATTCAGGCCAGTACTGCAAAGATTGAATGACCTTGCAAACAGTGATGGACTCCAAAATTTTGTAAACGGTGCTATTGAAGCAATGGCAACTGTTGCAAATATCGTAATATGGATTTTTGACCTGGTTGCCAGTGTTGGTGGCTTTGTTGCTGACAACTGGTCAATTATCAGTCCTATTATATGGGGAGTTATTGCTGCGTTGGCGGTATACGGTGCATACCTTGCAATCACAAAAGGAATGGAACTTGCATCTGCAGCAGCACATGCGGTTTTGACAGGTGCACGTTTTCTCGGTACTGCAGCATTAGTATTATTTACTGGTGCAACGTGGGCTGCAGCCGCCGCACAGACTGGATTGAACGGTACAATGTATGCGTGTCCTATTGTGTGGATAATCATTTTAATTATTGCGATAATTGCACTTTTGATTGCACTTTGTAACTGGATTGCAGAGGTAACCGGTGTTGCGGATTCGGGTATTGGCATCATTGTTGGTGCGTTGTCAACAGCACTTGCGTTTATTGTGAATTTGTTACTTGGCTTACTGGATTTGGTCCTTGGAGTTATCAGTAATCTTTATAATCACTGGGCAATGTTTGCCAATTTCTTTGGAAATGTATTCCGTGACCCTATCGGTTCAATTATACACCTGTTTGGTGATATGGCTGATAATGTTCTTGCAATTATAGAAACCATTGCAAGCGCATTGGACAAAGTATTTGGTTCAAATCTTGCTGGTGCAGTTCAGGGATGGCGAAGTGGTTTAAACAGTTGGATTGAAGATGCAGCCAACTTGCACGGAAACGGTGAGTATGAAAAGGTTGTGGAAGAAATCCAACTGACATCAGAGGATTTAGGTCTAAGACGTTGGGCATATACTGATGCTTGGAATTCAGGTGTTGAATTAGGTGATGGCATTGCATCAGCAATTGATAATTTTAGTCTTTCTGATATTTTTGGAAAAACTGATATTCCTGACCCAAGTGAATACACCACTGCAATGGATGAAATGGGTTCCAGTCTTGATGAAATTTCACAGAATACGGGTGATACTGCTGATTCTGTGGATATCACAGAAGAAGATTTGAAGTATTTACGTGATATTGCCGAACAGGAATCGGTCAACAGATTTACAACTGCGGAAATCAAAATTGAACAGACAAATCATAACACCATTTCATCTGGTATGGATTTGGATGGTGTTGTTTCGGGACTTACAGATGCCGTAAATGAAGCGGTTGACAGTATTGCGGAAGGAGTGCATGAATAATGGCTAAAAGCGGATATGAATTATACCTTGGAAACTATTTGATGCCGGTCACTCCTGACAAGTTTCAAACCAAAATCAACAACACCAACAAAACAATAACACTTATCAATGATGGTGAAGTTAGCATTTTGAAAACACCGGGATTGACTGAAATGGAATTTAAAGTTCAGATTCCCCAAGTAAAACACCCATATGCAATATATAAATCAGGGTTTCGTGGTGCTGATTATTTTCTGGACTATTTTGAACAATTGAAAACCACAAAAAAGCCGTTTCCGCTTATTCTTTGCAGAAAATTACCCAGTGGCATAGGTCTTTTTAATACTGACATCATGGTGTCAATGGAAGATTATAAAATTGTAGAGGAAGCAAAGAACGGGTTCGACCTTGTAGTTGATATTAAAGTGAAACAGTGGCGGGACTATGGTACAAAAACTGTGAGTATTACAACATCTGATGATGGAACTGGTACAATGGTTGCAAGTGTTGAACCATCACGCGAAACAACGAATTCACCTAAACCCACTAAGGTCAATATACACACCGTATCCGAACACGAAAGTCTTTCTGGTATTGCAAAGTATTATTATGGTGACAGTTCAAAATATATTGTCATATATGAAGCCAACAAGCAATTGATTGGCGGAAATCCAAATATGATTACTGCAGGTATGGCATTGGCCATCCCGATAATATGAAAGGGGTGGTATAGTGGGTATTGAACTTTTCATTAGTGACCCATCAGGCACGAAAATGCAGCAACCTATAGTTGAAGAAAATATTGAATGGTCAACCGAAAGGGCAGGAGCGCCCGGAAAGTTGACCTTTAAAGTCTTAAAGGATGACGTTCTTAATTTTGCAGAAGGTGCTCAAGTCAGATTGCGTAAGGATGGAAAAGACGTGTTCTTTGGTTATGTGTTCAAGAAAGGACGTAGCAAAGAACCCACAATCAGTGTTACTGCATATGACCAATTAAGATATTTTAAAAACAAAGACACGATTGTGTATGAGGATAAAACTGCATCACAATTTGTAAAAATGCTCGCCAATGACTATAAATTAACTGTTGGCACACTGGAAGATACCGGATATATTATTGAATCAAGGATTGAAGAAAACGCAGCATTGTTTGATATGGTGCAGAGCGCCCTTGATTTGACACTGACAAACACAGGCAAAATGTTTGTTCTGTATGACGATTTTGGAAAACTGACCCTGAAAAATCTTTCTTCAATGTATGTGGGTGAACCCGGTGCTTACCTTATGATTGATGAAGAAACTGGTGAAAACTTTGACTATACTTCATCAATTGACGATAATACATACAATAAAATCAAATTAACATATGACAATGAAGAAACCGGAAAACGTGATATTTATATTGCTCAGGACGGTTCCAATATGAACAATTGGGGTATTTTGCAATATTTTGACACGCTGAAAGATGGTGAAAATGGTCAGGCAAAAGCAGATGCACTTCTAAAACTGTACAATCAAAAGACCCGTAATCTGAAAATTTCAAAAGCCGTTGGTGATATGAGGGTTAGAGCAGGGTCAATGGTTATTGTCAATCTGTATTTAGGTGATATGTATGCAAAGAACTTCATGCTTGTGGAAAAAGCCATTCACACATTCAATCATGGTGAACATTGGATGGATTTGACACTTAGAGGGGGTGAGTTTGTTGCGTGATGCAAACGAACTTGTAAGAGTATTAAAAAAAGCAGCACTGGATGCAGTTGTAGCATCAAAACCAATGGATGTACGTTTTGGGAAAGTTCAATCCGTTCATCCTTTGGAAATCTATGTTGACCAAAAACTTCAACTGAAAGAAAAGCAACTGGTGCTTACAAGAAATGTGACAGACTATGATGTGGATATCACTGTCAACACTGTTACTGAAAATCAAAGTGGCGGAAGCGGGGATTCTTCTTTTGCTTCTCATAACCACACTATTGCCGGAAAACAAAAAATCACCGTACATAATGGCTTGGTTGTCGGTGATAAGGTTCTTTTGTTGAGATTGCCCGGTGGTCAAAAATATATTGTATGGGATAGGTGCGGAAGATGATACCTTCAACTAATGGTTTCTTAGCACAAGACTTTGAAATCAAAGAACAACCAAGCCGTAATTACAAAATGGATTTAGATGGTGATTCTGTGCGTGGATTTGTGGATGAACAGGAAGCAATGAAACAGACTATTTTCAGAATATTACAAACTGAACGATATATGTATGTGATATATCCTTGGTATTATGGAATAGAAACGCTGGATTTATATGGTGAACCTGTTACATATGTTTGCCCTGAATTGGAACGCAGAATCACAGAAGCACTTATGATAGACACAAGGATTTTGAGTGTATCAGACTTTGAACATGATCTAAGTGTTAAAGGGGAAATCCATATTAAATTTACAGTACACACAATTTATGGTGATGTTGATGCGCAGAAAGGGGTGAATATCTAATGTATGAAGGAATGACAGATACAGTTTTGCTTGAACGCTTGCTGTCCAGAGTATCAAACAAGATGGATAAAAGGCCAAGTTCATTGATATATGATACACATAGTTCTGCTGCAATCGAGTTTCAGACGTTATATATTGAATTGGAATATTTAATTCAAAACTCATACGGCGATACTGCTGCAAGAGAATTTTTGATTTTGTTATGCAAGGATAGGGGGATTACACCTGAACCTGCTACAAAAGCGATTTTGAAAGGTGAATTCACTCCTGCTAACATTGATGTAACCGGAGAACGATTCAATGTCGGAGAATTGAACTATATTGTCACCGAAAAAACTGCAGACGGTCAGTACCATGTCGAATGTGAAACTACTGGCGAAATTGGTAATCAATATCTTGGTAATATGATTCCTATGGGGTACATTGCCGGTCTTGAAACTGCAACTTTGACAGAAGTGCTGATTCCCGGTGAAGATGAAGAAGATACAGAAGTGTTAAGACAAAGGTATTTTGACAGTTTCAATGAACAGACCTTTGGCGGAAACCGTTCTGATTATCTTTCAAAAGTTAAAGGTATTGAAGGTGTTGGTGCGGTCAAGGTTACACGTGTTTGGAACGGTGATATTCGCCCGGCTGATATGATTCCTACAGATAAAGTTACTGCGTGGTACGAATCTGTGATTAGTACACTTAATGAAGAAGTTGCACTATGGCTTACAACCGTTTATATGGCTGCAGTTGAAAAGAAACTGACAGTTGGCGGTACAGTTCTAATAACAATTGTGGATTCTGATAACTATGGTGAAGCATCTGCTGCATTGGTTGATTTAGTTCAGGAACAGATTGACCCGGAACAGAATGCCGGTGAAGGTTACGGCCTTGCGCCGATTGGTCACGTTGTAAATGTAAAATCTGCAGAACAGGTTAAAATAAATGTAACTACTGAGATTTCATTTAATGATGGCTATAGTTGGTCCAGCATGACGGGTGTTATTTCAGAAGCAATTGAATCATATTTGCTTGAACTGCGCAAAGAATGGTCAAACAACACAAATACGGTGGTCAGAATCAGTCAAATCGAATCTCGTATACTTTCAATCAACGGTGTTGCAGATATTACCGGCACTAAAATTAACGGAAGCGAAAACAATCTTATACTTGGTAATTACGAAATACCAATTATAGGGGGTGTTTCTGCGTGATAAGAAATGTAAACCTTGTTTCGTATTTGCCACCGTTTATGCAAAACTACAAAGAGCCGGTAGCGGCATTGGAAGCAGAAAACGCAGAATTTGCAATTGTGTGGGATGCGGTCAATCGTATTTTATATAACCGGTTTATATCTACTGCAGATGAATATGGTATATCAAGGTACGAAAAAATGCTCGGTATTTATCCAAGTGCAGAAGATACACTTGAATCAAGACGTGCAAGAGTACAAAGTAAATGGTTTCAGCAAATTCCATATACGATACGTGTGCTTTTGGATAAACTGGCGATATTAAGCGGGGACAATTCATTTGCTTTGACACACAATTTCAAAGAAGGATATACACTAACACTTACTACGAATTTAGAAATGTTTGGTCAGGTTGATGCCTTAAATGAACTATTGAATTCGGTGTTGCCTTGTAATATCGTAGTTGAATCGACAAATGAGATTTATTGTATTGCAGAAGGTGATATAAGTGTTGCATCATGCGTCACAATGCTGGATATCTATGAAATATCTTAAAGAAAGGAATAAAGAAAATGGCTGAATTTTCAAAATTGACAATTACTGATAAAGGTCGGGCACTTATAGCAAAAGTTGTAGCGGGAACGGCTGAAACCCAGTTTACAAAAGTATGTACTTCTTCTTTTCAGTACGAAAATGAAATGCTTGAATCTTTAACTGAAATCAGTGATATTAAGCAGACCAGTTTGATATCAAATGTGAAACGAACAAGTGATTCACAAATAATAGTAGAAGTTGGTTTTACTAATGTTGAATTGACATCAGGATATTACATACGTGCGCTTGGGTTGTATGCGCTTGACCCTGATGAGGGTGAAATATTATACGGTGTAACTCTTGAAACATCCGGAGAATGCCATATGCCTGCATACAACGGCGTTACAGTCGGCGGTGCAATTATGAGGTTTTCTACTGCTGTTGGAAATGCAGAAAAAGTGTCACTTGAAGTTGACCCCGGAGCATTCGTAACAATGAGCCAATTTGAGGGGCACACACATACACCGGCAGAGATAGGAGCAGCACCTGCATACTCAATGGGGACAGAAGACCTCACTGCAGGAAGTAGTGCTTTAGAAAATGGCAAACTCTACTTTGTATACGAGTAAGGCGGTGATGATATGGCAAAAAAGGCTTATATCGGCGATGAAAACGATATAGCAAGACTAATTAAAAAGGCTTATATCGGTGATGAAAACAACATAGCAAGGCGAATAAAAAAAGCCTATATTGGCATAGGCGGTGTGGCAAGACCTTGTTTTAGTAGCGGACTGGAGTATTGGGGCACCGCAGAAGATTTAAGTATAGCAAGAGAAGGTGTAGAGGCAACCACAGTAGGCGACTATGCCTTATTTGGTGGCGGCGCCTCATCAGCAGTAGATGTCTACGACAAATCGCTAACACATAGCACCGCAACAGATTTAAGAGAAAAAAAATATTACCATGCAGCAACCACAGTAGGCGACTATGCTTTGTTTGGTGGCGGTAGAACAAGTGCTAACCATCTTTCCTCAGTAGATGTCTACGACAAATCGCTAACACATAGCACTGCAAC